GAGGAATCTCACCATTCTCACGACGGTTATATTCACTATTCCAATAATGTTCTTCTTGATACTTTTTCCATTTAAGAGTATTTTCCCACTCAACTAAGTCCATGAACATAGTGAGTTTACCCATCGAAGAAGTATTAATATTAATCTCTTTCAGTTTAGCATTAGCTACATTACCAGCAATCTTGTAACTTTTACGTACAAAGCTAATCTGGTTAGTACGCTTTCCAGGAAGAGTAATATTGTCATAAGCTCCAGTAGATTTACTCTCTGAAACAGTAGCAATACCCATTGACCAGTAACGTCCCTTTGTAAGTTCATTTACATCGAGATATGCAGTATGGTCAGGAGTGTACATTTTGACACCATACATAAATCCTAATGCGTGTTCTTTAGCATCAGTCATAATACGACAACGTGTCTTATTAGGAGAACTAATAGTATGTTTATTCTTAAACTTATTAGTTTTAGTTACAATGTAGAACATTGATGTATTGATACCAGGAGTGTCAGTAGCATTATACAGACAAGCTGTAATAAGGTCAGTAGGATCTACTTCACCATAAACATCCCAAGTAAATTCAATTCCATCAATCTCTTCTACACCACCTTCTTGTCCTTCTGTCAGAAATGTGAGAGGAAACTTATCTTCTTCTTTACCCATAATAAAAGTAAGAAGAGAGTTAGTCTGTGTAGGGTCTTGCATATAAGCCTTAGCTACACTATTCTCGTCAATAAACCCTCTAGTGTCCTGATCAAAATCACGAAGAAATCTAGTTCTTGTATTCATTAGTTTTTTCTTTTTGTTTTACTTTACCATTAATCTTTTTTCAAGTCTTTCATATTGAACTTGCTCATTGAAGCTACAAATCCTTTATTATCTTTATTATCAGCACCACCACTAGGAGTCTTATCTGCTTTTTTAGCATCCAATAGCTTCTTCAGTTGTAACTCTTTTGCGGCAACTCTAACAGTATCATCGTCTTTAATATTTTTAAATAGTTTATAAGAGTAATTAATCTTCTGCTCTAATGTTAGTTTATCATAATCTAATGCTTCTTGAGTCTTACCATCTTTAACAGGACTAAAGAGGTATGACAAGAAACCAGCCTTGTCTTTATCATTAATTGTAATATCTCCAATCTTCCCACTTTTAACAAGTTCAGTAACATTGTTTACATGAGTAGTTCTTTGATTTTCTATCTCTTGCTTATCTGTAGCAACCTTAGCAATAGCAGAAGCATCCCTTTCCTTTTCCATCTTCTTTAATTCTGCAACTGCATCAGTAGCCATAGTATTAAGAGTTTCTCCTGGTTTAATACTAGAAATAATTCCATTAATATGAGCTTCAGGCAAACCTTTAACTAAATATAGTTCTTTAATACTTGCCATCTTTTGATTATCATCCATTTTATTAATATCTAATGCTTGATAAGATACATTATAATTATTATAATTCTTTAAAGTACCATACTGTTTATAATGATTATAAGCTAATACCAATTCAGGATCAGTAGTAAATAAATCATTAACAACATCTTGCTTTACTTCTTCTTTAATAGTTTCTTTTACCTTAGAAACATAATCAGTTAATCCTTCAACAGTTTCAGCAAATTCAATATCTTTGCCTTCTTCATCTTTAAATGAATATCCTACAGTTTCAACTAAAGTCTTAATGATTGAAGGAGAATCACCTCCGTTATCAACAGATTTAGAATCATCAGATTTAGTATCTGCGTCTTTAGCAGTATCCACATCTTTAGCAGTATCAGGATTGATACCCTTAGTTTTTACATACTCTGCAATAGAATTAGTTAATTTTGTTTCTACATCAGTAGCTGAGGCAATAACTTTACCTTCTTTATCTACTACATTACTATTATCATCAAAGTCTAAATCAGTTCCATACTCATTAAGAGTACTTTCTAATATAGATTGTACCTCTGTCTGTTCGGTGATACCATTAGTTTTAAAAATGTTATCAGCACCAACATTTGTAGGTAATACAGTTTTAACGTCTCCGTCCATGCTTTTTAAACTTAATCGTTAGTCTTTTTAGCCATTCTCATTTTCTCTTTTTGTGCTTCAATAATCTTATTAGCTTTTTCAAGTCTAATATCTTCATCAGTAGTATTATTATCTTCATTATACTTACCATCGCCATCACCATCTTTAACAGCACCTAATTCAATCTTCATTCTTTCTTTTTCAATATCTAACATCTTGCCATCAACAGTACCTTTATAAAGCATATCAGATTCATATTTGAGAGCTTCATTAGTCTTATCAACTTTAGCAAGTTCTTTCTGTGCTTTAATATTCTCAATCTCCTGAGCATTCTTAGCTTCAATTTCCTTAGCACGTTCTTGAAGCTTCTCATAAGAATTAACTAGTTCTTTAATCTTAGCCATATTCTTAGCATCTATCATCTGAATAGCAACAGTCTGTTGATTCTGAAGCATAGGCTGAACAAGTTGAGATTTAACAAACTTAACATTATCTGCTTCATCTGAATTAACAGCAGCAAATACACCAAAGTCATTCTCACAATATTCTCTAGGATTAACCTTAAAGAAAGCAGCTCTCTTATCACTAGTAATATAAGGACCAATACTGACGTTAGGATCAGCATCTATCCAAGCATATTTACTATAATCCAATAGAGCTTGAACATCTTTAATCTTAAAGGCTTCAAACATCTTGAACATAGGAACACTACCAAGACTACTTCTAAAAATAGCTTCTTGAGTATTTGCTTTACCATCACTAGCATAAGTTTCTCCAAATCGTTGTCTATTCATTTCAACAGCTTCCCAAGCTTCATTCTTAACAAAACTAAGTAGTTCAATCATTTGTTTAATAACATCACCTAAACTAACATCAAGAACTTTAATAGCTTGAATAGCAGCTTGAAATCCATCAGCACTTTCATCTACTAGATATACACCATCTTGCTTACCGAGAGTAAAGAACTCTTCAGTACTCATTTTCTCACTAGAAGGAATTAAACCATAAGGAAGAACAACAATCTTATGTTTATTCTTATTAATAACTTCTTCTAATCCTGCATGAAATATATTATATAATGCTTGATAAGGGATAAGTTCTCTAACAATAGAGTTATTACCGCCGTACTTAAACATTCCTATAATACCATTATGATCTAATTTAACAACACTCTTATTATTTAATTCATGTCGTTGAATCTTAGCAGGTTTAAGATGAATGTATATAGCATTATTCTTTTCTCCAATACGTACACCTTCATATTTATAATTAACCCAATCAGTAACAACTTTAATATCACCTTTACTCTTATCGAGTTTGTAATCTGCATCTACTTCAATAGTATGTTCTTTACCAAGTGCATCATTATAAGTCAATTTCTTAATTTCTTTATAACCAAGATATTCAACTTCATATACATTAATACTATGCTGTAATTTAAGACCATTCAATGTTCCAGTATAAGAAGCATTATCCATAGTCTCATTAGCATTGATTAATGTAGCTGCAACTTCTTCAGTACCACTACCAAAAGCATTATCAGATTCTACTTTATTAAGGAAAGCATCAACCTCTAAATCTCTACCCCTAAATCTATTAATAATTTCATTAGGTGTCATAGCAGATACTCTAATAAAACCATCCATATCCTCTACGAATGTTTCATTATTATATAAGGTATAGGCCGTTGAGGGGTGAATAATATCGAATATGAGGTTGTCTTTATACACGTTTCTGTAGGAATAGACTTCATCACAGACGATCCAATGATATACTGCTTCAATATATTGCAACTCCATTTCAAGGTTCTGCCAAAAGAAGTTATAAGCTTCTTGTCCTAACAAAGCCCTATCATCAACCCAACTAGCTTTAAAGTCTTTAACAAACTCTTTTACATCAGGAGTAGGTTTACTCTCTACACCTGTTTGCATACCAAGTTCATTCATCTTATTAATAGTACCTTGTTGTAGTATGCCCATTACTTTAGTCTGCAACTCTTCTTGAAACTTATTAGCAGTATCTGCATTAGCACTTGTTATAATAACATCGAAACTCATTTTAATATATTCACCCACATAGCGTTTAACTATTGGCCCAATAATATCATAGTTCCTAAGTTTTCTAGCAAATCTTTTAAGTCTATCTATTTGAGTATTATAAGGATTAAGAAAATAATCATAATCTTTTTCATCTATAATACCAGCAGCAGCCAGATAGTACTTATTAATATCTGACTTATTACCACAAATAGCTATAGCCTTATCAATAAGGCCATCAATAGTCTGCTGACTAAACTCTTTATTCTTTTTACTTTCAGGAATCTTTTGTGTAGGAATATTCATATCCTAATACTTTTGTCTTTTAAAAAATTCAATCTTGTTATTATTAGTGCTATGATTAACAAAGGGTTTCATTATTACTTCTTTTCTATCATACATACCCACTAACATTGCACTAATTCTATCAAAGTTACCACCTAAATTAAACTTACGCAACTCTTTTAGGTATGGAAGATCATAAATATAGTGTAAATTAAACAACTCTTTTCCCTCTTCACTACTAGCTCTAACCTCGTATAGAAAATCTCTATGAAATACATGGCCTCTTAGAATCCTAGTTCCAGTAGGACTACCCATACTGATACCATAACCTCTATTATTCTTACCTTGTAATTCTTTCTCCCATTCTATTTGTGGTTC